TTCACCCTTCAGCAAAAACAAACAAAACAGAGTAGGCTAACGCCTTTCTAACGGAGAGTAGCGTGGGATTAAACCTATTTAACCTACTCTCTAAAGAAGGATATTAGAATGTCACAAACCGCCTACACTACCCTAACTAACCTCAAGAATTATCTAAACATTGCTAGTACCACTACAACCTATGACGCTTTGCTAACTTCGCTTATTCCACAGGTACAAGCTTTCGTTGACAGATATACTGGAAGAACATTCGGGTGGGGCGATACGGGTGATTCAACTCAATTTGATTATTCAAATACTGATAACTTAGGTATTACTAGTGCTACAATTAGTGGAACAAACTGTACGTTTACTTTCTTTGCCGCTACGCCTTATGTAGTCGGTGGTTCTCTAATTGCTACAAAATTCGTACCCACAGCTATTAACGGCACATGGGTAATTACCGCTGTGTCACCTGACCAAACCGAAGTTACCGTTAATTTAGGTATCGGCGGTGTCCAAAACGCAACTGTTATTGGTGAAGTTGCACCTGATACAATTAACTATCAATTCAGACAACAAGAAGCGTATGACGGTTTAGTGGGTCATACGTTTTATTTAATGAATATGGATATTCGCAGCATTAACCAGTTATGGGTTGGCTCACGAAACATTTATCCACCAGTTTTACTAGACCCCGAACAATACGTTTGGCGAGATGACGGAAGAATTATACTTGGTGGGGCTTATTTTAACACTTACAATTCAGCGGATTACACGGGCGCAGACGACACAACTGACTTCTATGGTACAATTGCCGCTGGTTTTCAAACTATAACCGTATCTTATCATTACGGTTATATTGGCGTACCTCCCGAAATTGCATTAGCGACCTTAGATATTTGCGCAGTTATGAACCGTTTGCGAACTTCGGTAGGTATTAAAAGCGAGATGGCTGGCGATTATCGTTTACAGCATGATGAAACGTTGAGAGCAACAATGGCTAATTGCCCCGATTCATTGGGTATCTTGAATACTTATCGGAGACTGCATTTATAATGAGTTTGGAAGCGTTACTATCAGATACAGTAGATATTTACCGAGTTGTCGGGGGCGCTGGCATTGTTACTTCTTACAATATGAATTCACCGTTATACTCGGGCGTTAGTTGTTTAATCCAGCCGATGGTTCCTGAATTTACAGCTAAAACTGATTTTACTTACGGACGATTATACAGATGTCTATTGCCCATCAATACGGATATACAGTTATCCGACAGAGTAATTGATGAAAATGGCAAAACTTACCAAGTTACAGGTACGTTAAATCGGGATTACGGAATTGCCGTACAACATTTAACAGTTACTATGACCGAAGAAGCCAAGGAAGGACCCGACCAATAATGGAATACCAAATTCTTATGCCTGACGTAGATGTAATGGCTGACGCTTTTGCCGCTGAAGCTGGCGACATAGTTAAGAATATGCAGACTGCTTTGACTAAATCAGCTATCGAAGTGCAGGGTGTTGCCCGTACTCAAGCACCGACTCGCACAGGACGATTAGTCAACTCAATAATGTTTAAGGTATTGGGTATGACGGCAGTAATTGCCCCAACAGTACCCTATGGCGTTTACGTTGAAAGAGGAACAGGGCTTTATGGTCCACGTGGAACTCGAATTGTCAGTCCAACGGGCGGGGTAATGGCTTGGAAGGGTAACGGCGGTATGATTTTTGCTATGAGTACTAAGGGACAACACCCCAATCCATTTATGAAACGAACTGCTTTGCTAGCCCCTGATATTATTGAAAAATACTTTAAAATAACAGCATTAGGTGTTGTTGAGGATTTATCAAAGGCATGAACAACTTTACAGATATATCAAACGCTATAGTAATTTTATTACAAGGTATCCAACAAGAAAGCCAACCAGCTTTTGCTTCAGTGTTCCCATTCCCTAGTTTACAAGGAACTGGTTGGCCAATTGCTAATGTCGTACCCAGCAGTAACTTAAGTGCTTATGAAAGTGTTGCTGAAGATTTGCGTACCTATATTTTTGACATAGATTTGTATTACTCAATCCAACAAAACACTAACGGTGGCTACCAGACGGCTTTTGCGGTAATGCAAGTGTTAGTTGATACGGTTTTAGACGCTTTAGACAATTCTAACGATTTAGGGTTAGGACAAGTCCAGATTATGTTACCAACTCCCTCTGTTTGGGGTATGGTACAAACATCGGCGGCAACTGTATTGACGGCTAAGATTACGGTATCATGTAAAGTTCTAGTCCCACAGAACAATGGTTAACGGTTCATAACAACGGTAAAAACTATTCATGCAACTAATATATTGATAAACTAATATAAGAAAGAGTTATTATGGCAAGTAAAACAAAAAATGTAAACAGAAAAGTCAAAGCTACAGTTAAAACAGGGGATAAACTTCCCACAGATAAAACAGTGGCGGAAGTTGCAGACTCAGGAAAACTTTATTTTTTCCCAACTATTCAAAAATCAGTTGTTGCAACTTCTATGGAAGATGCTATCAAACAGGTGCAACCAGACTTAAATACATTAAATGAAGGAACTAACTAATGGCACAACAATATAATGGCATAGCATATTCAGGTCGGAAAGTCCAAGTCGGTCTTGCAGTAGAAGGAACAAGAGGGACAATTCAAAACCCTAGCTACTGGTCAAGATGGGAAACTTTCGACTTTTTTGATAATGCGACAACAACACCCAACCAATCAGCAATTGGTGTTTTGGACAAATACTCACAAGCTGAAATCACAGAAACATGGGGGGAAGGTACACTAGCCTCAAAAATTACTGACCAAACTTACGGCTTATTGCTTTATAGTATATTTGGTGCTGATTCCGTAAACCTAGCTAGCGGCGTATATACTCATACATTTACAGAATCACAAGCTAACCAAGCCGCTTCATTAACTATTACCAGAGTAGACCCTAACCAGCAATTACAATACGCTTTATCAATGGTTAACCAACATGAAATAGAAGTAAAAGTTGGCGACTTTGTTCGGCATACTACTTCATTTATATCTCAACCAGGAGTTGCAACTTCAGGTCAGATTCCAGTTCTAACCAATGAAAATGAATTTAAAGCTAAATACGTTGTCGCTAAAATGGCAACTACCACAGCAGGATTTCCAGGCGCAACAGCTATTCCAGTTAATAATCTTAAATTAACTATTAACAAAGACGTAGCACGTTATCATGTAGTTGGACAGAACAATCCTTTGGATATTTTTTGTCAGACAGTAGAAGTAACTGGTGAATTCCAACTTCTATATACTGATAACACTTATTTTACTCCGCGATTCGCTAACACTATTGAAGCTATCGAGTTCGTCATTACTAATACGGACGTTACAATCGGTACTTCAACCAACCCCTCAATTACCTTTATAATGCCTCAGACTTACTTAAACACTATAAAAATAGATAACGCTATAGACGGTATGGTACAACAAACAGTTGGTTTTACGGCAACTTATTCAATTGCTGCAGGCTATGCTATACAAGGCATATTAGTTAATGCTGTACCTTCATACACAACTGGTGGCGGTGTTCGTGACCTAGAAGTTAGCGTCGCAGATGCTACCTACACAACAGAATTTGTAGTAGCGTAAGTTAATAAATAACAAATAAATAACAAATAAATAACAAATAAATAACAAATAAATAACAAATAAATAACAAATAAATAACAAATAAATAATCTTTTAGGAGATAAAGATGGAAAACAATCAGAACAAAACAAAATTCCCCGTAGAAAAAATCCTATCCCTTGCCTTCTTGGGCAAGGGGTGGGAAAACGCTGAACTTGTATTTAGCGGCTTAACGTTTGCACAGACTAGAGAATTAGCGTCAAACGTGGACATTAGCGACACTGTCAGCAAAGATAAAAACGAAAAAAACTTTGATATTGTCGTTAAGTTTTTAACAGACCACTTTATACGAGGCAAAGCTTGGAACGGGACAACAACTGTCGATATTACAAAAGATGACATAGTTGATTTACCCGTAGAAGTAATCAATAAAGCAGTTCTGCTACTTTCAGGGCAACCAGACCCAAAATCCTAAAGGGTTTACACGACATCATTATTAATGATGGCAAGGGAAACTCTAAAGCACGATACTGGATAGCCAGAAACAGATTACGACAAAAGTTTAGCCTTACTGCTAAAGAAGCTGATGAAGAACCAGCTGATGAAGCAAATATCCATTTTACAATATGGAATAAAATTACAGAACGTCGTCAATTGGAAGAAAAAAGACAAGAAGTACGTTCTAAAAAGATACAGTAGGGCTTACAATTTATGAATAACGGCACTTCCAATTTATCAATTACCATTACTGGTATTGATGCGATTAGCGAAGTATTAGATAAAATTAGCGATACCATAAAAGGTATGGCTGGCGTTGCTACTGACAGTAGTAAGGTTATTAATGATGCCTTTGCGGGAATAGACAAAACTACAGCCACAATGACTGAAGGTCTAGGCGCTTCCGCTACATCACTTAGAACTTCACTGGGCAGTATTGCCTTAAGTAGTGATGAAGCCGCTGGTGCATTAGACAGAACTGCTGTTAGTGCTGAAATGGCAGGTACTGCCTCTAAAATAGCTGGTGCTGGTGCCGCAGAAGGTTCAGCTGGCTTCGATATACTTGACGCTTCAATGATTAGAACCCTTGCGCCATTAGCCGCATTATTTGTCGGTTATGAGGGGTTAAAGAAGCTCTTTTCAGACATTAAAGCAGAAGCCGACCAACAAGCTTCCGCTAATGCCCAAATAACCAATTCTCTTAAAAATACCCATGATGCTGTGGGTATGACAGTTACGCAAATAGATAATCTATCTAGTAGTATTGCTAAGAATACTGACATTACTAGAGCGGCTAACACTACAGTTGCTTCACAGCTTATTACCCTACAGGGAATGAATAAGGAAACCTTACCTAATGCCATAACCTTGACTGATGACTTAGCAACAAAAATGGCTGAAATGAAAGGTAGAGCTGTACCGTCTATACAACAAACTAGTATGGCGGCAAAAGCTATGGCAAAAGCGTTACAAGACCCTGCTACTGCCACCAACGCTTTCGCAAGAGCTGGCGTTGTTCTGACCAATACCCAAATTAACGCCATTAAAGCTATTACGGCTACGTCTAATGCCACTGACGCTCAAGCAAGAAGTATAGTGGGCGTTACTGCTGCGGGCGCATTAGCTTTGTCTAATTGGAGTAATATGACATCGGCACAACAGACTGCCGCTGAAAAAGCTTACGGCTTAACTGCCGCCCAGATTGCTCAAGCTAAAGCGTTTGGTGTCCAAAATGCCGCAAGTACTCAACAGAAAATGATACTAAGCGACTTAACTGGTTATGTTGGCGGTGCGGCAACTGCGGCAACTACTACTTTTGCTGGTAAAATTACTCAACTTAAGAACAACTTAGTCCTTATGGCTTCAGACGGTTTGGCTAGAGCAGAAAGAGGAGTTGAAAGTATAGCACCTAAACTGCTAGATGTCGCCACTAAGATAGTTGATTTCTTAAAACCAGCTTTTGATGATTTAATACATTCGGTTGAAAACTTAATGAGAGCCTTAGCTGGCTTAATGCCTATTCTAAAATTTGTAGCTGAAGTTGTAGGAGTTACTTTAGTAGTCGGATTTAAGCTGTTACTTGAAGCATTTGCTATTGTGTTAAATGTTGGAGCTTCTATATTAAACTTCTTTGAAAAACACAGAATGGTAGTAGCTGTTCTTGCTGGCATTATTACTACTGTGGCTGTTCCAGCTATTATTGCATGGGGCGTAAGTTCTGCTATTGCTGCTGCTAGCTCGGCTGCTGCTTTTGTAGCAAGTACTGCTTCAACTATTGGCAACTTTATTGCACTTGCTATTTCTGGCGATGTTTCTGCTGGTGACTTAGCTGCTTCATTTGGAGGCGGTGCTATCGCTTCGGCTGCTGCTTGGGTACTTACTACGGCAACAATGATTGCTGGATGGGTTGCAAGTGCCGTACAAGCTGGTATACACGCTGCTGTAGCTGTTGGTAGTTGGGTAGCGGGTGCTGCAACAACTTCTGCTGCATGGTTAGCTTCTTCTGCTGTTAAAGTAGCGAGTTGGGTAGCTAGTGCTGCTGTTTCAGTTGGGGCTGCTGCATTGTCTGCTGCTGGTTGGATTGCTGGGGCTGCTGCTGCCGCTGCTGCATGGTTACTTGCAAACATAGTAATAACTGGTGGAATTATACTGATTGTAGCGATAATTGCTGCTGCTGTTTATGAAATTATTAAACACTGGAATGATATAAAGCAATGGTTTAGTGACTTTATAAGTTGGTTAAAGACACACTGGCAAGATATTGTATTAATTCTATTAGGACCAATCGGGGCAATTATACTTGCTTGGAAACTATTTCATAATCAGATAATTGAGTTCTTTAAAGACGCTCTAAATGCAATCGAGTCTGTATGGAATGGTATACTTAACTTCTTTAGCACTCTGTGGAATGCTTTAATAGCGGTAGTTAAAACTATTATTCATGTTTACGTAGATATATTTAAGGCTGAATATAATGGCGTAATAGCTATTTGGAACGCTATCGTAGGTTTCTTTAGTGGCTTATGGAATGGTATTAAGAGTGTAGTTAATACGCTAAAAAACTTTATTGTTGGTATATTCCGAGATGAGTGGAACGGTCTTACAAATATATGGAACGGTGTCCCTGGATTCTTTTCTAAATTATGGGGTGATATAAAGAGTGGCTTGGGTGTTATAGGTGGTATCTTTGAGGCTCCATTTAAGGCTGCTTTTGATGGCATAGCTAGTTTATGGAACGATACAGCGGGTAAATTAAGCTTTAAACTTCCTTCATGGGTTCCAGGTATTGGTGGTAAAGGCTTCGATATGCCTAAGATTCCAATGCTTGCTTCTGGTACACAGAACTTCGTTGGTGGTGCAGCTATTGTTGGTGAACAGGGACCTGAATTAGTACTTATGCCACAAGGTTCTTCAGTAATACCAGCTAGTGCAACTGCCAGTATGTTTAACGCGGGTTCAGCAGGACAAACCCAACCTGGCGGTGGACCTAATATCCAATTAACAGTTAATGTTGGTAGTTACCTTGGTCAACCAGGTGACTTAAATAAACTGGCACAAAGTATCTGGCAACAAATTCAGGTAGTGGCTCGACAACATGGTTTAGCCAGCAACTTACCTAACATTGGAGTAAGACCTATCTAGGAGTAAATTATGGCAAATATAATCGGATTAAATAATGACTACTCAATACATCAACCCTCTACTTTGAAAGAGGAATTAACTCGAAAAGTACATCAATCAATGTCGGTTTCGGGTGTTGTTAGACGGGCTTGGTACGCTGATAAATGGCAAGTTACAATGATGTTTACGGGTGTTAATTTACAGGATTATAATTATATTACGCAATATATTTATAATGGTGCTAATCCAGTAACCTATTCTAATGCAGCTACTGGGGTATCTTTCACAGGTTTTGTAACTGCTGGAGTAGATGTATTTATTCCTGGTGCTTCCTTTCTTCGCAATCTGACAATTACTATACAACAAGAGTAATGAACAATGCAAATAACCAACATAACAGATACCAATTATATCGGCAATCCCAGTTTTATAAACGATACGAATGGCTGGACTGTTAGTAATGGCGGTTTAGCTCAAACTCTTTCCCAATTCTATATTGGTAATTCCAGTGCCATGTTTACACCCTATGACACTAATGCTTTTATGAATTACGACTTAACGGGCATGACAACTGGCGTGTATTATGTTGCTCAAGCTATGGTTTTAGCTGGGGCAGGACAACAAGTTTATATTTCTCTTTCAGGCGGTGTTGGCGCAGTAACTTACATTGGTACGGGTCAATGGCAACAGCTTTATTCACAACCAGTCATAATGAATACGTCCAGTTTTGGCATACAAGTCGGCGTTGGTTTTGAACTTCAAGCTATTGCTATGGATTACGTTAAAGTTAGCGAGGCAGTTAGCTTTGGGTTTGATTACGGTTTATGCCATACGCAGATATTTGAATCAACTCAGATTACTGAAGCATTAACAATTAGCATAGGCGGAACTGTTTGGTATAAATCAGATTTTAATGTTCCAAACACCTCTGATTCAACTCAAACTGCTGAAAGTTATTCGATTAAAGTTGGTAGTAATGCACCATTTGTATCAGGTTCACTTTATTTACTTAGTGTAACGGACGTTATATTTACAGACGAACAATACTTTATTCAGCCTGACGAAAGAAGTGATACGACTATTTACGTCGATTGCGTTATGTTGGAACAAGCTACTACTCCTGGGACTTATTTTGACGGTAACACTGGCAATGGCTATCATTGGAACGGTGCAATCGGAGAAAGCACTAGTTTTTATCGACAGTACGAAGTAGCCCAAACGACTAGCGGCATAGAACCGCAACTTGGCGTTTTAATCGCTTGGACTAAGCAAATGAGCCAGTTTTACCAATTCTTTACAATTGGCGTATCTTTAATCGGTGGAACAGACTTTATTCCAGGCACTTCAGCTTATCCAACATTCTTTAACCAGTATCAGTGGAACGCTAATTATTCAACTTATCTGTTAGGCGTTTCGATTGCCACAAGCGTTGGACAATATGTTTATGGTGCTTTTGGGAAACAGTTAAACATGGAATTAGACAACTCTAATTTTATGTTCTTACCGAATTATGACCCAATTATAGGCAATTACATTATTAACGGCAGACCAATTAGTTTCCAAATTGGCTTTAACAATGAAATGCTTAATCTTTTCTGCGGTTTAACTACTAAACCAATGAATGATATAGTTAACCGAACTTTAACTATAACGGCTTACGACGGCATGGACTATATTTACGGCTTTATTACGCAGGGACAAGGTCCGATTGCTGCCGCTAACAATGGCAATTACGTTAATATACCAGCTCACTTAATCATAGGCGACTTGTTGGAAGAAGCGGGCTTTGCGCCGACTCAATACGTTGCCGAACAATCGTTACAATCAAATATCGGTTTTCTGTCACCAGTTAATTATCAAAGTGATTCGGGTCAGGGTAATGACGGTTCAATTGGCAACATTATTGCTGATATCTGTGAAGCTGAACAGGGTTTATTCTTTTTTGATGAAAGCGGTGTCGCCCACTTCTGGAATCGGGAACATATCCCAACTAACAATACTGTTGACTGGGTTTTTGATTATAAATCAATTATTAACTTCCAAGTTGAAGATACTGCTATCTTTAATGACGTAACAGTTCAAGCCCAACCTAGAGCTGTTCAAGCTACCCAAAATATCTGGCAATTAACAGATGCTCAACTTGTACCGCCAGCTACTAATTCGGTTGTTTTACAAAACATTGCTATTAATCCAAACTTTACGGCTTCGACTGGCGGTTATTTTAACTCGCCGTTTAACGTTTCAGCTAGTGATTTTGTAACTACCGCAGAGTATATGCAAACGGTTCTTAACCCAAGAAATATCTGTTATGTGCTTATTGATTCGACACAGACTACTGAATCTTATACAGTTAACTTAATTCAAGTCCTAAACTACGCTTACTTAAGAGATTCAACAGCTACCTATGAAACTATTTCTGTTAAAGTCGGAACAAATACGGCTTATGTTTCAGGGTTTAACATAAACGTCAATGACTCAACTAAAACTACTGAAGCATTATTCTTGCCTAACGCCGTACCATACAACAATATGCCGCTAGTTTATTCTGATTCAACTCAAACTTCAGAAAATTATAACCTTAATGTTATTAGCCAACCTAGACAATTGCCTTATCTACGAGACTCCACTACTACTTACGAATCAATTAACATTAGTACGTTAACAATGGTTGGCTGGGCTACTAATAATGCGACAATTATGCCAGCTTTTGGTGGACCCCAAGGCATAACTACTCAATGCGGTCAGTTAAGTACTAACGGTACTTCTAACAGTTACTTGTTTCAGCAATATACTTGCACAACTAATACGCAATACGTTTCACAATGCTATGTTCAAGCCCCTTCCAGCACTAGCGTTACTATGCAAGCCGTAGAAAATAACGTTATTTTACAAACTATTACGATTACCGCTGACGGAAACTGGGACTTAATCCAATTGCCAGCTTTTAACACGGATATTTTACATACTACCTTTCAAATTCAAATCTTTAGCAACTTAAACGGTCCAATCTTAGTGGCTGGCGTTATGACACAACTGGGCGTTGGCGCTTTAACAACTTATTACGACGGCAATACTCTAGCTACGCCAAATTATATCTTCTCGTGGACAGGAACGCCTGGACAAAGCGCAACTAATGCCACGCCTGTCGGGTCATTGGTTATTGAAGCTGACTTTCAAGATGAAAATGGTTCATTACCCGTAACTTCTGTGGACTTGCCTATTTATAATAATACGAATTTAGACTCATCATATCTAACTAACTTAAACGCTGATAACACTGGATTACCACAGAATACTAACATTATTCTACAAGAAGTCTCATTATCTGGTTCAACATATTTAATGACCTTTGTCAATACTTATACCCAACCGATTTATATTACTTCAATTAATTTATACGGCACTCCTGCTAAAGTTACTCACTCAATTAATGTACCATACACTAACCCAACTTCAATTGTCTTGTACGGTGATAATCCAACTAACAACGGACAGACTTTGTTGATTTCTAATGACTTAATCCAAGACCCCTCTACTGCCTTATCTGATGCTTATTCACTGGTAAATGATTACTCATCACCTTATACTCGAATTGTGGCTGATGTATTCCCAGCTTACCAGTTACAAATCGGCGACTTATGCCAAATTACAATTAATGATACGGGCATAACTGGCAATTATACGGTTGTGGGCATTACCAATGGTATCGGCGCAAACGGTGAACCGCAACAAACATTGGAACTGGAAATTAAACAGTTAGTTCACTATTTTACAATTAATACTTCAGTAATCGGCGGTACTGATTCTATCGCACCTTAAGAAGAAAGGTATATAATATAACTATGCTAAACACAACACATGTCAACGACGAAGAATCACAAAATATCAGTACGGAACTAGCTAAAACTCAACCTGATATTACGTCAACAGCTAAAGAAACATTGGATTTTTACTTAAAAGACCCTCAATATACGGAAGTTCATATTGTTAGATGTAACCGATGTAAGTCTGATTTATGCTTGGAAGTGCTAAACCCTAATGAAGCGCCACGTTATCTAACTTCACATACTAAAGGTTGTCGGAGAATCGTTCTAGGCACATCTGGACCATTATTAAGTTCCCGAAAACGCTTGGACGGTCTTATGGGCTACAGATGTATTTGTGGTAACAATACAATTATTGCCGATATTGAAAAAGGCGTGGTGCCACAAGTAAAAGCACCTATCTTACATATTCCGTCAATTGAACCGCACCATGAAGCATTAGTTAAACTACAGATGGCTAAAGACCATTATAAACCAGACATTGATGTATCTGATGACGGTAAAACAATTAGACAAGAAACATTTACAACCACAAGACTTAAATAAAAATAAACAGAAATAAACAGAAAGACAAAAATAGAAAATGGAAGGTTATACAGCTTGGTCAGTAACAGTCGGTGAACAGCCCACTACCGCTTATTGGAATATCTTAGGTTCAAATGACGCTAGTTTTAATACTGGGACTGGCTTTAATAATGACATTATCCTATGGCGACATATTGAAAACGATATGATTCCAACTGGCGTTATCCAAATGTGGGGCGGTTCTACAACTCCCTCAAGTGCTTGGCTGTTATGTAACGGTGCAGCAATTAGCAGAACTACTTACCCAGTCTTGTTTACTGTTATTGGCACTCTATATGGTGCAGGCGATGGCTCAACAACGTTCAATGTGCCTAATCTACAAGGTAATGTTCCCGTCGGCTTAAGTTCCAGCGACCCCAACTTTGAAACGTTAGGACAAGTCGGCGGTGAAGATGCGCATACATTGTCTTGGAATGAAATGCCAGTCCACAGTCACGGCGTTTATGACCCAGGACACTCCCACGGCACAGCCAACAACTACATGGAAGACGCGGGTGGTGCTGGTAACCAGGGTACAAACACCCCAGGTAACCGCTTCATTCAAGGTTTGAGTAACGTCCAGGTCTACGGAGCTGGTACGGGTATCGGTATATATAACGCTGGTGGTGGTTGGAGCCATAACAACCTACAACCGTATCTGGTTTTAAGCTTTATTATCAAAACTTAGAATTGTGGGGTTTTCAATATCATGTTAAAATGTAAAGTATGGATACAAAAATCTGTAGTAGCTGTAAAGAGACAAAACCAATTAGTGAATTTTTTGTTTGGGAACGTTCCAAAGACGGACTTGATTATCATTGTAAACCCTGTAAAAGAAAACTTAATCTTGAGTCATACCAACGAAATAAAACAAAAAGACTTAAAAAAGCTAAAGAATGGAAAGAAGCCAATAAAGAGTACTATCTTAAATGGCACAAAGAATACTATCAACGCAATAAAGAAAAAGCAAAGCTACAAGGATATTTA